ATAATTACTTTGTAGAAAATAAGCAACTAACACATTGCGAGCACGAGTAACTAAAGACTCATTTGCAATCGTACCAAATGCGATTGGGATTTGGTGTTGATTAAAGAATGTCAATGTACGAACCATTGATCTAAAATATGCCTCTGTTAACATACCACCATAACATGGTGTTGCAACAAAGATTTTTTCTTTACGCAATTCATCAATATTAATTTGCAATTGACCTGGTTGGGGTTGTGCGCCTTCTGGTGCTGCTGGGGCAGCTGAGGTTGATACCGGTTTGTTAAATTTTGGTACCGGAATTTTTGGAATGTTTTTCAATCCAGTTTTATTATTTGCCATAAAATCTCCATAGTTAATTAAAGTTGCTCCACCTCAAACAGGGTATATTTAAATGAAGCAATTGCTGTAAAATATTCAACGCTTGCCGAAGCTATATCAAAATCCAAAGCTTCTAAAGACACTGGGAATATGTCTTTATATATTATATTTACTTTAGGGGTATTTGTCGAGTCTAAAATCGTTAAAGTACCATCCGAGTATGCCAAAAGCTCTTGCTCTCCTCTAGAATTCATGATCATTGGAAATGCACTTGGTCGACTATTAACAAATTGTCCAAACTGCGAATAATCTTTAGGAAATCCAAGTGCTACCAACCATCTATATAATTCTAAATAATTTGACATATCTTCGGCTATAATGAATCTAATAGTGAATTCTCCGAATTCCAATTTATCACCAATACGAGGAACGTCAACAAAGGGTGTAGGTTGTGATGCAAATCCCAATGCCAATTGTGGCAAATTTGCCGATTGACAAGTAAAAGAAGTATTTGGCAAATCTTTAACCGAGAACTTAAAGGCGTTCGGTCTTAAAAAATTATAAGTCTTTGGAAGAGAATCTGAATAATTGTTTGCTAATACATCTATGTTTGAGGTATACATTTAACATCCTTTGCTAACATTAATATTTATAAGGCAAAAAAAGGGGGAATTTCTTCCCCCTTTTAAACAGTCTATGACTGTGCCGATCTTAATGCCGACTTATCTAATATAAAAATTACATTAAGTTCACTACGCGTGTACGACGATAGTACTGATTACGGTTAGCTGTAAATGTGTCAGCATCATTTGTATAACCGTCTGATTGTACAACATATGGGTTAGCAATTAAACCATAACGTGTCTTGAAACCAATCTTTGGTTGGAAGCTGTTAGGATCAACTGCGCGAACCATTTGTAGAGGAACATATGGGCAATAGAACATACCTGCGTCATAAGGAGAAGAACCCTTATAACCAACCATGTAGAACTGATTTGCTGCACCTAGGTTGCTGGAATACGGATCAATGTAAACTCTATAACGGCCATTCAATACACCTGCGAAAGTGTTGCCTGTGTCATCAACATTTAAGTTTGTGCTTAAAGCTGGAGTGTAGTCTAGAACACCTGACATAGCTAATGCGCTTGCAACGTCTGCAGAGCAAACGATGAAGTTACCTTTACCACGACGTGTGTCTTGAGCAATGTGGTTAGCATCACGTTCAATGTTAAACAATAGACCTTTGAAACGCTCAACAGACCAACGTCCATTAGAGTCAACGTCTAAGTCAAATGTGCCTGCAGTTGCTGTAGCTGGTGAACCTGGCTTAGCAACTTTGTAAATTGTACGAACAACTTCGCGATTAATTTCAAACATAAATTCTTGTGACAAGATGTTTGATAATTCTGCTTCAGCGTCAAGACCATGAATAGCCTTCAAGTCTTGTGCCAATTCAACTGTGTACTCAGCCTTCAATGCACGTGATTTTGCAGTAACTGTTGTCTTGTCAATTGAGAAAGACATTTCGTTAAATGCTGGGCTACCAGAAGTACCCAATGCTTCAGCGTCTGCTGTTGCTACACCGCCAGCAGTTGTGGAAGTGAATGTACCTGTAGGATCTAAAGTAGTTCCTGGTGCTGGTGTTTGTGCAACGCCTGTACCGGAGAATGCTGTATTAGCTTCATTAAACAATGCTTCTGCTCTTGTTGAAGGTGTACGAGCACCTGCATATGTAGAACGCATTGCGAAGATCAAGCCTGTTGGGCCAGTCATTGGTTGAACGCCGCAGATGTCATAAGCCATTAGGTTAGGCATTGCACGACGTACTAGGCCGATCATGATCGGGTCATACTTGTCAATACCGCTTGTTGCGCTAATGTTGTTTGCTGGAGCTGCCTCAAACATTGCGCTACGCTCTTCACGTAGTGAACGCTCTTGGTTCTCTAACAATACAGATGTAACTGCACGCTTGTATGAATCCTTGATCTCTGGAAGATCAGGGTGCTCTAAAATGGCTTGCCATTTTTGTTGTAAGTTTTCAGATAAAAACATTTTTTTCTCCTTGATGGAATGTCGTAAAATTACGCTCTTTTAATTGATCTTGAAAGTGCTTTAGCATATGCAGAAACTACTGATGAACCATCTGTAAAGTTAGTTGGAACATCTGTCTCTTCTGTTAAAGTCTGTTGTGCTTGAACAGATTGCGATACGCTTTCTGTTACTGCATTCTTTGGAAAATAATTATCTTTAATTACAGAAACTTTCTCTCTGTAAAGATCTTCATTTTCATAATCAACACCCTCTAATAGCTTGCCCAATTTTGCAGCTTCTGTATCAGCCAAATCCTTGGACAATTCTTCTACAACTGCTTGACGCTTTAAAGAAGTGACTTCTTTGTTAAGGTCTACATTGCTGCCAATCGCTTCGTCGAGTTTTGCTTCGAGTTCTGCAGCTTTGGCTTGTAGTTCACCGATTACATCGTATTTCTCTTCAGGCACTTCGATGTAGTGCTCTTTGAATAGTACTTTTAGGCCAGACATAAAGTCTTCAGCAATCTCAGTGCGAAGACCATTTTCCAAGGCCAATTCATTTTCTTTCATCCAATTCTCAACAACATAGTTGAGATATGAATCAATCTTTTCGACGATACCGTCTTTGTATTCTGCAACATCATCGGCATACTTCTCTTCTAGAGATGATGCGACTTTATCCATTTCTGAATTTACGCGAGCAATAACTGCTGCTTCAAAAATAGATGTTGCTTTAGCTTTGAAATCTTCTGAGAGATCATCGCCAAAAATTGGGGATAAGTCAATTGCTGTAGAAGCTTGAATTTCTTCATCTTCCTCTACAATTACTTCGCCGTCAACTTCTTCTTCTTCACCAACAGGAACATTACCTGAAGAGTTGGGTTGATTTACTGCGGAAGTAGGGTCACCAACTGTTTGGAAGTTAGGGGCGGCACCAACAGGACCCTTCATCTTAATGGTATTTTGATTAATACCTTTGGCTGCAATAGCGCCTTGGTTTTCATCATCTTCATGGCGCTCTTCGTAACTTGCGTCTTCAGAACTACCTTGTTTTGGTTGGGAAGCATCACCGCCATTAGCTGCTTTGATAGAGGTATCTTTACCTTTAGCTGCACCCATAGCGTCTGCTTCTTCTAGGCTAGATTTCGCATCTACACGCTCTAGCAATTGTTTAATTTTGCTTTCTACTGACATTAGTGTCTCCTAAATGGATTGTTTCAAATTATTTATAAGTTTGATTATCTAGACATTCTAGACATAAACTCTTCAAACATCTTTAGTTTAACAGATTCTAACTGTCCTTTAGATGCGCCCTTTAATGTTTGTTGTGCTCTTTCGATATCAACAGCTTTCCACAGACCATTTTCACAAATCCAATCTGCAGACTCATAAATGCCTTGGACATAAGCATCATGTGCGGAAGGATCTGCTACAATGTCTACAGTTGCAAGATGAAAATCATCCTGAACTTCATTAACACCCTCTTTGTTCATTTTTAGTGAACCCAAACCTCTAGAAGAAACACCAAGGCCCGCACCTGCATCAAGCAAACTGCGAGCAATGTTGCCCATTGGAGTTTCTAAAATCTTTGCTCTACCAATTACATTATTGCCGTCGAATCGAAGGCTTTCAATAAGGTGAGATACTTTATCCAAATTTAATGTTGGATTTGCTGGATGACCTAATTCACCCAATGATCTTTTTTCGTCAATCAATTTCTGATAACGAGTTAATTCTTTTTCCATAATGTCGCGCTTGTATAAACGACCATTTCGGTTAGGTACTTCTGTTTGCATAAAGATGCCTTCAATAAAGACATTTTTGCCGCCAGATTGTTTATCTTCTACAATATACGTAATATCGTGTGCGGCTTCTGTAATTAATCTCATTTTATTTCTCCGTATTAATTAGGTGATAGGGCGTTTAATTGGGGACCTAAATATCCTGATGTTTTACCCAATACCATATATACCATTCCACCAGCTGGGGGAATAAACACTGTTACATTTGAATCTGCATTTGCATTGTCAACAAATCCGGATTCTTGTGCCAAGTCCCAGGATGATGCGCCTCCGTACAATATCATTACATTGGTTGCAACTGTGGCATTAACACCACGTTGAATTAAAATAGGTGAACTTACAGAATCTGTGGTGCTCCACATAACAGTTTTAATTGTTACATTGGTGTTAGCAAACCCTTGGAATGTTTCCGAATTTTGAGTTAGGTCTGCGCGTAAATCTATATTGCCATATCCGCTACCTATAAATTTAACAACTGCTTGTTGTCTAACATTCTTAAGAATTGTTTTTGTTACCGGCATTTTATCCTCTTATTATTTTGCTTTACTATGGTATTTTTCGGCCGCTTTTTCAGCGCTATCGTGATACGTAGTATTTGATGTTACTTTATTAGCATAATATTTACCTGTTTCTTTATGCTTATAAATGCTTGCGCCTTTTAATCCCTTAGCATTATATGTATTGCCTACAAAAGAATGCCCTCGATTGTTCTTTACAAGACCTTGATTTTTTACCGGTTCAAATGTGTGGGATGCTTCCTCAATACTTTTGTCTGCATCTTGTTCAAACGATGCAACTTGCATTGCACTCTTTGTTTTATTTGATTTCATCCATGCCTCATATTCAGACATATCGTGGAATTTTTTTCCTGTAATTTTTTGCTTTATCTGATCTTTATCATTAGTTGCAAAATATTTTTTCATATCTGCCAATTTAGATGTTACAGGAACAGGCTTTTTATCATGTGAACCAAAAGATAAATGCATCTCATCAATTTCACTCGCCATATAATTTGAAACAGTTGAAATATAATCTTCTGCAAGAGTAATCTTTGATTGAACCCATTCAGGAAGATTGTCATTGTCTTTTAACATATCATGTACTCTTTGAGCATTCATGATAATACTTTGTAATTGACCACGGGCCATGTCGCCTTCGTAATCATATTCGCTTTTTTCTTTGGCTTCTTTAACTTCTGCGGCATGATGCTTGGATAATTCAAATGTGAACTTACCTGCTTGTACTGGCATACCGGTATGAATGGCTTGATGTTTAACATCTGTACCATGAATAGCATTGGCAACAGATAAATTGGCATGAGTATGAATATTGCCCTCAGAATCTCTTGTAACCACTAAAGGATCTTCATGCGTTGTTTTAATTTCTTCAGTAACACTTTTCATACCTTGTTTAGCCAAGTGTTTTGCTACATTTTTAATAGTATTTCCAAATTGATCTTTTCTTTCACCGGTAGGAACATTTGGTTCAAATGGTGGATTTTCATTTTCAGCTCTTTTACGAATAGCAGTTGTTACTCCGCCAATTGCTTTTATGTTCTTATTGCCTCTAGAAGGGCCTGTTGCAACTTTATCAATATAAGATGTTAATGTGGAAGATTTTAATTCATCAAGATTTTCTTCGGCAACTCTTTTAGCAGCTGCCGTGGCAATTGCCATCTTTTTAGCCATTGGCATACCTGGATTCTCACGCTCCATAGCCATGGCAATTTCCTCTCGCTTTTTCTTTTCAGCGGGAGTAAGAGTTTTTTCTGCTAATTCTAATCTTAGTGAGTTAAACTTCTTCATTTTCCTTACCTATGCTTGAGGCAATTTCTTGTTTTTTATCATCCAATGCAGCGGATAATTTAAATCCCAAGGCATCGTTGAATCTATTAACAGCGTCATTCGAGCGATCTGCAAGAATGTCGTCTACCATGTGTCTAAGAACTTCTGATGTATCCATAATTTTTACTCCTATTGATTATTTATAGGCGGCTGAACTGGTTGTCCGTCCACTCCAATTTCGGGTGCAGGTTCCGATTCAATCTGCGATTCCATTGTTTCAATTTCTTCATCAGTAAATCGCAATACACTTTTCATTATATAGGCTTTACTAAAATAAGTTCCAACAAAGGGTTGCATCTGATTTACCAAATCAATACGATTGCGTAAATTTTCTGCATCTTTTATTTCTTCAAAATACTGATCTTGAGCAAATTTATATTGAATATGTTCTTTTAACTCTACCCAATCTTGTTCGGTAATTACACCTGTTAAGATTAGCTGTGTCTTTAAAATATCATTGAATAACATGCTAAATTTCTTGCGAAGTCTTCCTACAAATTTAGCAAATTTTAATTCATCACGAGTAATCTCTGTTGCTCTACCAAATGAAATACCCTGTTGAGGTTGCATTCTTGATAGGGGAACATTCAATGCCTGATATAGTTTATTCTGAAAATAATTAATATCATCAATCTGACCCAGGTTTTCGCCACCTGGCAATGTGGTAATTTCAGTACCACGCCCACCTTCTCTACGAGGCAACCAAAAGTCTTCAAGCATTGACATAAATTTACGATCATCTCTGATTTCGCCTGTGGCAGAATCATAAACAATCTTATTACGATACCGAGCCATAATATCTTTTAGATATTGCTCAGCTTTTAACTTTGGCAAATTGCCAACGTCAATATAAAATATTCTTCTTTCAGGTGCTCTAGCCAATCTATAAATGACCAAAGCATCTTCCATCATCTTTAGTTGATTTACCGGTTTAATTGCCTTGTGCAAATAACTCAGTACCACATTTTTTTCAGAATCATTTAGTCCCGACGGAATATAACTAACTGAATCTGTTGAAATTTTAATTCCCTGATTACTACCAGGAGAAGTTGTAGTATAATTTGGTTGATAATTAATACCTTTTTCATTATAAATGAAAAATTCTTCAATTGATTTAATTAAATCTATACCTGTCTTTTGATCTTTATCCTTTTTAATTTCGCGAACTTTGCGAATTTTACGAGGATCAATTTGTCTTAACTCAATAATACCACGTTTTGGATTCTTTTCGTCAATAATCTTTTGATAATAAAGTCTACCATCAACATACCATCTGCGAAAAATATCAAACCCCTTAAGGTTGAATCCAAGCAATCTCACAATAGTATTGAATTGATCTTGCATTGCCTTTTTAATATTATCGGGCAAATCAAGTGCATCAACATTAAGTTGTACTGCTGCTTCATCGTCAACTGCTGCAATTGCTTCTGTAACAATTTCATCAATTGCTGTAGAACAATCAGCATACATAGATGCTTCGCGATATCGTGTAATCAGCTCTGATTCTGATTTGGCAGTAGCATCCATCTCAAGATATGTGCCAAAATAGCCGCCGCCCTGAACCGTTGCTGTACCATCGTCAGTAGTAGGCGGCACAAACGATTGTGTCCGTGCCATCTTACTCACATCTTCACCTCGAGTAATAGTATACCCAAATAAATTAATTGCCATTATTTAAATTCCAAAAAGTTAATGTCCATAGTATAAACTATTTATTATAGTCTAGTTCCGACAGAAACATTTCTAAAAGCAAATTGTTGATATTGAAATGTTGCACCAAAGGTCGATAATTGATCGTTTGCAGAGAAATCTAAACCAATTGGTGAGATATCTGTTGGGAAAGCATCTGTTAATTCATACTCTCTTAATACAGCACCTTGTCTATCCAATTGTGCAACACTAATTGTGCATTGATAATTGGCTGGGTTTGTTGCACCAAATTTAGTTGCATTGTTTTCAATAAGATTCATCCACTCTTCTAGACCTTGTCTAATGGTAAAATCTGTATCATTTAACACAGTGCAAGTAAAAGGAGCAAATACTTTATCGCCGGCCAATTTAAGTTCTCTGCCTCTGTAATATACAGGAGTAACTCCAATTGTTTGACCAGGTAATTCTGCAACTGTTACCAAAAATGAAGATGCTCTGTTCAATACCGTATTTTGTGCAACTAATGCTGGAAAATTAATTGTAACTTGGAATTGATTGGGACGTGCGCCACCATTCTTTAGCTGTGTTTTAAAAGTATTAATACTGAAAGGGGATACTATTGTTGCCATTTTTGTTATTCTCCGTTATTAAGCGCCGACTTCTTCGAATGAAATGCCAGAGCGTGTGGCAACAAATGTCAACGATATAAAGTTAATAGCACGAGCAGGTTTGATAAAAATATCAGCTCTAAATTCGTTTCTATCTATTACGTCGCCTGTATTATTTGTTTCGTCACAAACAACTTTAAAATCTGTAATGCCTCTACGGCCTTGAACATCTCTTAAGAATGGTTCAACTAGATTTCTAAATTGTGCTCTTGTGAAAGGATCATTAAACTCGAATAATTGGAATTTTGATGCGGTTGCAATTGCTTTTTCTAATACAATAAACAATCTACGAACATTGATTCTATCAAATGCACTAGGCTTTGTTTGCAATGTTTTATCGCCAAACAATACTGTGCCTTGACCCGGGAACGCTACAACAGGATTGACGCCTGCTTTGTATAGAGTATCTCTGTCAGTTTTTGAAGGATTAAATGCCAATCTAACAACATTTCTAATTTGGCCGCGATTAAAACCACCTGGGCTGAACCAAGGTTCTGCTACTGTATCTGTTCTTGCGCATATCCCTGCAATGTCACCATTCAGCGGTACCCAACGATATTTATCGTTGTAACGGTCATATTGATATTTCCAACCTGAATCTAAAACAGCATAGCTTGAATTTACGTTAATTTGGTTATTTCTAAAATCAACAACATTGCTTGCTTGTACGGCGGTGGATACATTTACTACGTCTGTAATATCTGGAGATATGAATACTACACAATCTTTTCTTGATTCTGCGATATTTACAACAGAGCTAACAACTGAGGTTGCATTTCCCCATTCGCCCAATGGTATTAAACTAACATCATACAACTCGTCATTTGAGAATAAGTTAAATCCTACAATAACATTACCGGCGGTAATATTAGCAGCTGCGCTTCTACCGTTTGATAAAGAGACTTGTACATTTGAACTTAAATTTGCGAATGTTTTACTTTGAACAGTAGTTCCCCAATTTGTGCCAAGCGTTGGATGATCTATAGACCAAATATATTCTGATTTTTTATTAAGTACATCTTTATAATAATTAGATGATCCGTCAGAATTCTTTGCATCTGAACCTTTAGATACATATGGGAACTTTTCTATTACCGTTCCTCTAACGCCGGTCCATAGTCCGTCTTCGTCAATAACAGCAACGTGCAACTCATCGTTTACACCATTTAATGAACTAGCATATGTGGATGTACCTGGAGCAGAATTGAAATCTGCCTGATATGTGTTTGCCCAATTTGGCCAGGTATTGGCATCTACCATTGAAACTTTCAATGAATTTCCCAATTCCCCTGGATATTTTGCTGCGAATTCACCTAGATTATAATTTCCACTAGATCTAGTGTTTAAATAGTCGTCTAAATTTTTAATTAATACTGCGCTAGTTGCTGATGCATTTGCGACAGCGTTTTTAGCTTCGGCCTCGTTAACAACACGAACTAACTGTAGATTATTACCATATGATAAAAAGTTTGCTGCAGTAAAAAATGATATATATGTAGCATCAGTGGGTCCGCCGAAATATTTTACTAAATTATTTTCTGAATCGACGGTGGTAACTTCTCCAACAGGTCCCCATTGGAAGGCGCCAGCGAATGCGCCAGCTGAAGTAGCAACAGAAGGGACTATTGCAGTTAAATCCTTTTCTTGTACTAGTACGCCGGGTGAAAGCTGAAATGCCATCTTATTCTCCTTAAAGATTTTTATATAGTTATATAACTATTGATTACTATTTATTTATAAGTATAAGTTTTTAGACATTTTCCATCCATTTAGTTTTAAGTTTTTCCATTTCTTTTGCCGGATCTGCTGAAAACCAAAGATCGTCACCCATTACTACCGGTTCTTCCTTCTGAGGAAGTCCATCATTTACTATACCAAAAGGAGTTAGATTCTCCTCGATTTGCTTAAATTGTTCTTCATACAAAGCTTTTCTGAGATTTGAATCTGTTAAATCTTTGAAGAACGGTTCGTTTGTTGCCCAAGAGAATAATACCAAACACATTACTAGGTCGTCATGATATCCTTCGTCTGCCTTATGCGTTCCCCGGACTTCAATGAATGTGGAAATTTCTTCGATTATTTCTGGGTCATGTATTAGAAGTTTTGTTCCTTCTACTAAACTCTTAAATGTCGTACATCCAAGTCGTTTTACCTGTTTCGTAGTTCTAACACCCAGTGTTGCCCCTGGGGTAAATCCTCCGGACAAATATTGACCAGATTTGCTACTGCTTCCCACAAAGAATACATTCTCATATTCCAGATCAGTATATAGGGAATCTGCTACCTGTTGCCCGTTATCGTTGATTTCTACCAAGCAGTATGCCTTGTGGTAATCTTTAGCTACTTTTTCTATAATGTTGGGAAATAACAACGGACTTATTCTGTTACTTCGATACTTAGCAACTACTGTAAATGGATAAGATGTGATATCCATTACTGCAAACGCTGAGTAATCCCCACCTACACCGCGCGAAGTATCTGCCACAAGCATATATACGTGGTCTTCTTCTGGCTCTTGAAGAATATCTAATCCATCTTTTGTATATACAAACTGCTTTGTAGACATTCTGCCAATAGTGTCGGGATTAATTAAAGTATTAGAAGAACCAAGGAATCTACATAAAACCTCTTGGTTAAACTTTAATTCACCTAACATTGATTTTTGCTCATTGGCCCATTTTTCATCTCTACCCGGAATTCTGCTATACGGGATAAACAATGGAACAAACCCATTTAGTCCCTGCTCCGCTTCATTCCAGAACTTCCAGAAGTGATTATATCCTAGCGGTGTAGATGTGAGTAAAATCTTTGTTGTGTTGCCAGCAGAAATTGTTGGATAAACAGATGTGAAGAAATCTTCAGCAACATTATTTGGAATAATAGCAGCTTCGTCAATGTATAACCAGTTTACAGATTTACCACGAATACCAGATGAGCTTGTTGCTGCAGTAAATACTTTAGAACCATTCTCAAGTTCAATGTCGCCCTTGTTAAATGTTTTAACACCTTGTTGCATCCACATAGGAAGCATCTCATACATTAGTTCATATCTAGAAAGAACCTCGCGCGCGGCCGATGATTTGTTTGCCAGAATAGCAACCGTTTTGTTTTCTTGAAATAATGTGTACCAAAGAATACATGCGGCAGCGGTAATAGTTTTGCCCTGTTGGCGACCTTCCATCAAAATAACTTTACGATTATTCAGTATAACATCTACTTTTTCTTTTTGGCAATCATAAAGCTTAAAATCTATTAAACCACGATCTAATGATACAATCTTACAATAGTTTTCTATGAAATAGATGGGATCGCTCATACAGCGCATAAGTTCTTTAACTTGCTCAGCTGAGTATGATTCTACGGTACCAATTGGTTTAAGATTGGGATTGCCGTTATATGATATTTGTTTATTGCTCAATTGTTTTACCGTCGTCTTTTTTGCCAAGCATTTTCATTAACTCTGCGGTAGATCCTGCAAACACTACATTATTATTTGTAATGTTTTTAATGTTATCCGGTTCATCTTTTTTCAGATCTTTGACCTTCTTTTGAAGTTCCATTAAATCTTTTGCTACATCGGAGACTGTTTTAATTAGTTGGCCAGCAACTTCATATGTTCTAGGATGCTCAGAATTTTTAGCAAGATCTATCATTTGATCTAGAGTATCTTCACTTTTTACTATTAAATTACGCAAAGTGTTTCTTGCTAATTGATAATCATCTTCTTGATCTAATTGTTTAGATTGTGCATCACTAACTACGGGTAATGTCGTAGGCAAATCTACCTCATCAACTGGGCTAATATCAAATATTTTATCAAGTTCAGGTATATTTTTCATTAAAAGTTTTCAAATGTATCAATAAATCCAATATCATCGCCCGGTTTTGCTGTCAATGGATCAGGTTCAACAGTAAGTGTTGTTTGTTTTTGCGACAATGCAACATCATTATATGTACTAGTAACAACTTTTCTAATAACACCTTGTTTGTTAACCGGGCCATAAAAATTAAGTTTCATAGTAAACGATAATGTCCATATGATAGTTCTTCTATCGTCAAACTCACCCTCATAATTATCTTCAAAATTAACTGAATCCAAAATTATGGGCAAGTCATTCATAATATTTAATTGTGGAATTGACTTCACTGTTAAGTTATAGTCAGGATTAAAATAAGGTAAAATCTGTTCTACAATTTGTAATCCATCATCTTGATTCTTAACGTATATATACAATTGCACATTAATATTATACGGAGTAGGAGCATACTGTGAATCAAGAGTTGTACTTGTAGTATTTACTGATCTGCTTTGTTGTAAAGGACTTATTTTACGATTAAAATCATATTGAAGAGTTGACATCTCAAACGCCATTCTCGGTACAATTATTTGCACGTTTCTATCGTCAACATTGGGTCGTTGCTGAATTCGTGCAAGGGCTTTTGCCTTACCTGAATAAGATAAAGGTACCTTTAATATTTGAACAATATTTCCGTCGGCATCTCGGCGTTCAACATTAATATCGTTGAACATATTGCCAAAAGCAATAATTGATTTACGAATTGTTCCCCAGTAAAATCGTTGATCTAACATTATTTAAATGCCTCTCCAAAAGGATTTCTTTCGCTGAAATCTAAAATGTCTGTAATGTTAGTATCAAAATCTTCGTTTCGTGCGCCACCATCATCGGCGTGTATTATAGAATATGATTCGTTGACGATTGGAGTTTCTGTATTGTATTCAAACAATAATTCATCGCCATTTTCTTGTAGTAAACCAAAGTTGCGAATATCTTCATTTATACCATCTGGATAAGTATCAATTTCAGCAATACCCGTGTTAATAACTTCGCTTGAGAACTGCATCAATTCGCAAGTTAATCTGTAGACATATAATTTACCAAGTTGAAAGAACGGTTTATCTCCTTCTACCTTGCGTATTTCAAAATATGATTTCGTTAATGGGAAGAATAAGATGTCACCTTCAGCTGGTCTGGTTGCCAAAACAGTATTGCCGGTATTGCCAGCAATCTCTAACCAACGTTTTCTTGAGACTACGAAATTAGCATTCTCAACTGTCTCAACACCAAACTTAGATAAGAACTCGCCTTGGCCTTCAAATCCTGTATTGCTTTCCAAATACATCTCAATTGGATAAGCATGTTCGTAATTGTTTAACGGATCTTCACCCAAAATACGATCTTCATTGTAGGCCTTGCGAGGCAGATAATACAATTCGAAACCATAAATCTTCAAGCACTCTATGATTAAGTCTTCATATAGGTTTTGCTCCGATCCGCGTCCCATGGGTACGCCGGAGTGAAAATATGGATTTACGGTTGCCATTTTATATTATGTTTCTATTGACAATCTATTGACAAGATGTTAGTATATGCTATGAGGCTCAGTGATAAGAAGCATTAATTATCCAACAAACATATCTACAGGTAATTCAAATCTAGATTGAATCTCTGTTTCAATTTGTCTTATTTCTTCCACTGCTTCTTGATACACAATCTCACCGTTTAGTGTTACTCCTCCGGGAAGTTGTACACCTGCAAACTTCTTCAAATTATTACCCCATTGTTTTTTAATTTGAGCAGTAGCATATCTTTTTAAGAACATATCGTTATATACATCGGTATAAACATCTGGATCTAATATTCTCCAGCATTCTACAATAATATATGTACCCTGAGCAACATCTGCGCTCCAGTCCATGTCAATCATTAACCTATTCATATGTCTATTAAACCTTATGGGTTTTTGTCCCACAAGCAATTGATTAATTAGTTCCAACTCCTGTCTTACTGATGTATAATAAATCAAATCAGTTGATGTTAGGGTGTATAGATCATTGATTAGAATTTGGTATTTAATATCAAATATGTTGGTTCCCGTAGACTTGTTCATAAAGGGAAATATTCGTTCAACGCCCACAATTGCGTCAGGTAGCTCTACATATTGTGCCGAAATATTGTTAGCAGTCATCTCATGCTTTAGGTAAACTTTTTCTACAGCATCAAAATGATACTCACGATAGAATTGGAAAGCATCATCAATACGATCTTCAACTTGATCGTCATCCACATTTATTTCAATTACAGGAGCACCCAATTGCCTTAGGCAATAATCTTTTAATTGTTCTCTAGATGTTACAGATGCCATTTGTTATCCTTTTGTGTATTTATAGCGCCGCAATGTTTGCTTGGAAATTAGCCCACGAATTACTATTAGCAACAATAGATTTAAACAATGATTTACTAATATAGTTATTTGAAATAAACGCTGTAGATTGAGAAGTACTATCTGGGAATGTTAACCCACCATTTGTACTAAAGACCCACGTATTTCCTGTATTAGCAGTATAATTGGTACCGATATATAAACCGTTAGTATCTACCTGTACATAATTTTTGCCATCTGTACTAGCAACTCCGCCACCAATGTTGGATGTTACAAACCAACTTTGCCCGTCCCCAGATGATCCGGCGGGCCCTGGATAACCATTTAATATTTTACTACCAGTAGGAAATGTTACGTTACCAATAATATCTAAGCTAACTATTTTACTGCCATTGACTAAACTATTGATAGTTTGTTTTAAAATTGATCCTGTAGAATCTCCAGAAACTCCCGGCATTACTGTAATAGATCCTTCAACAATTCTAACAACAATATTGCCTGAATATGCTTCAACATCATATACATACCTACCTTGCGGTAATAATGATGTATTTGCTGCAGTTAAAAATAAATTAACATTTCCTGTTGTTGCATTAACAATATTTGCGGTTAAAATTGCAGCATTTGATGCATCATAAGATGTTCGCATTTTACTACGAACACTATAACCTGCCAATGAGATTGGATTTTTGCTAGTATCCAAAAATTGGATATTGGCGCTAAATGTTGCGCCTTGGTCTATTACTAAATTTTTAGTTGTTGCCATTTATTATCCACAGTGATAAGTACAAGCAATTTGCTTAACTTCTGTTGGTGATGAGAATGTCACAGTTTCTCTAGCTTTTGCTACAGTATAACTTCTAATTATATCATCATCTTGTTTCATACCTTTTCCGGGGATTGACGATGAAGATATTAAATCACCTATTTCAATATTTCCGTTTTCACCGCAAACATTGATTAATCCTTCGCCTATACTATTAGTAAATACAAATTTGTGATTGTCCACTACTGTTTGATGAATAGGATTTAATCTTTCTTTCCAAATTGATGAAGATGTGGAACCTTCGCCTTGTTGCACAACCACTTCTTCCTGATATTCTTCTGCTAGACAATATGGAATATAATTTTCTTGGGCATATTGTCGTAAAACTCCAAAAACTGATTTTTGATTTATTTGCGTTGATTTTGTAAGTGTACTTATAGCATCGCTCATATCCCGTTTTGCAATAATATCCACGTCAACTAAAATGTCACCTAATTCAATAGTTTCAGTAGGTAATACTAAGCCATCATGTGATCCTGTAAATGCAACAACTGCACCTGCAGCATTTTTAATTGTTCCAGTGAATACTCTAACAGCTGTACCATCAGACAGTGCAAATTGAACCGAGGAGGTCTGGGGCAAACCAGTTGCACTGTTTGGTGAATAGCTAAAAGCTCCTGCAGCGCTCGCTGTATCAAGTTGTACGTTTGTTTTTGCATACCCCGTCGTTGGATAATAACTTACCCCATAATAAGAAAATGAGGAAGTACAAAAACTAGCATAAGTCCACATATTAGGACTGCCGCCAAGGTATGAACTAGTTCTAAATTTAAACATACCAACTGTACTTATGTCCCCATTGACGTTTCTATTTGCAAACACCCCGCCTGGTTGAGTAGAACTACTTGCTCCTATCACTCCAAAATGGCTATTGGAAATGCTTTCAAATCCGCCAACCGCACCAAAGCCCGCTATATTAAATCCGGTACCAAATCCAAATAGTCCAGTAGATGCTAATGTTGCAGAGCTTGCAGCAATTTTGTCAGCTGTAAGTGCACCTACCGCAATTTCATCTGCAGTAACAGCGCCTGTTGCAATTTTTCCAGTTGTGATTGCATCTGTTGCAATTTTGTCTGTGGTGATAGCACTTGTTGCAATTTTGTCTGCAATTACAGTTCCGTTTACTAATAATGAACCATTAAATACTGCCACAACTGTTGTCCATGTTCCAGGGTTTCCGCCAGCACTACATACCTTTGTTTCCGAAAAATTTGTGCCATTGGATAAAGTAACTTGGTCTGTTATAATAGGGGTAACTCCACCCTTCGCAACTATTGCAGCATATGCTGCAGCGTCTGTCCAAGATGATGCAACTCCAGATGTTTGTATTGATCCTCGAGTACCAGATGTTCCGTTAGTACCATTTGTTCCGTTTGTTCCTTGAGCACCTTGTTTTGCTTTGGATAATTTATATATTCTTGTTAAATTAGAATATCCTGATCTTGATCCAACAACAGTTACAGTTGCTGTATCAGCAGACATTGCGGTAATTGTGATTGTTCTATTGCCTGTACCTGACTGTGTAATAGTACATCCCGATGCTGTAGAATTAAATGCCCAATTATTAGTATCGTTTAACAATCCCAAATAAACAACTGCTTCAGTTGCAACTCCAGAAAAAGAACTAACGGTGCCGCCATTGTCTGCAGGCAAAGTTCTATTCTCATCTGTCAAATACATTAGCGGAGTGGTGTTTCCGTTATATACTTTGTAAACACTAACTATATCTTCATATACAGTACTACTATCGGTAAAATTTGCTTTAATAGTCAATGAATCAGTCGTCATATCCTCAAAAAACAATTTTCTAGCATTTGATGGTAGTGCAGCACCACTACCTCTTAAAGTTGTAGTTGATAAAGTGCCTGTACCATTTGTTATAGTAAAGGTAGGTGTGCCGGTCATGCCATTTAAATTAGCAGTAAAATAAATGTTAGACTGATTTGTCCATGTACCATTTGCTACTCCAAACCCAGGAGCGTCATTCTTTAAATCTAACCATTTAGGAGTTGCATTCGCAGTAAGAGCAGCAAGAGTTTGAGTACCGCCTGCAGTACTAACCAATATGTTGCCTGATAATAATCCAGTGCCCGCCGCAAACAATACATTACCATTATTATCTCTAATTGATAATCCTCTGGAGTCAATCATACCCGCAGTAATCACATTTGCGCCGACATGTACTGCAGTAATTGCGTTAGCACTAATTTTATTTGCTGTAATTGCATTTGCCATGATTGCTTCGGCATATACTGCATTTGCTGCAAGTTCTACAGCAGTAATAGCATTTGCTGCAATTTCGTTTGCAGTAATAACATTTGCCATCAATGCACCAGCATAAATAGAATTTGCAGCTATTTGCACTGCGGTAATAATATTCGCTCTTAGCATACGCGTTTCAATGGAATTCGATTGAATTGCGTTTGCATAAACAGAATTAGCCGCTATTTCTACCGCGGTAATGATATTTGCACGCAACATTCTAGTTTCAATAGAATTAGATTGAATTGCGTTTGCGTATACTGAATTAGCCGCTATTTCTACTGCGGTAATTATATTCGCTCTTAGCATACGCGTTTCAATGGAATTCGATTGAATTGCGTTTGCGTATATAGAATTTGCTGCTATTTGTACAGATGTAATTGCATTTGCTTGAATTAAATTTGATGTAATTGCACCCGCTTCAATTTTTAAAGTTGTAATTGCGTTTGCAGCAATAGCAGTTGCGGTAATTGCACCTGCAGCTATTTCGCCTGCAGTAATAACACCCGCCGCAATTTTACCAGCAATAACAGCATTTGCCGCTAATAAACTAGCTGTAATATTTCCTGCAGCAATTTCTGTTGCAGTTATAGCGCCAGCTGCAATTTTACCAGCAACGATTGCGCCTGTTGCAATTTTAGTTGCAGTTATTACATTGGCCTGTAACATATTTGTTGCAATACTGTCTGCAGCAATTGTAGGAGTACCAGACCCTGCAATATACGTATTGTAATTTGTCCATGCACTGTTTACATAGATGTATAAATTACTATCAGGATTATTAAAAATTGTTCTACCTTCAAATAAATTTGCAGTGGGTTTAGGAGTAGTTGTCCAAATTTCAATAGATGCCAATGATGTTGCAGTAGGGGTAAATGATGCTCCCGGGCTTACCCAAGCGTTCCCAGTCCAAATATACAATCCACCATTTGTAGTATTATAGACTGATTGACCGTTTGCAGTACCATTTGCTGAAAGATTACTTACTAAACTAACTCTGCCTGCAGCATTTGCATTTGCTGTTATAGAATTAATTACGTTTGTGAAATTTGTTAAAGATGTTACGTTTACTGTTGCAAGTACATTTTGTAAATTGCCTAAATTTACGGTCACAACATTTGCCAACACATTTTGTAAATTACCCAAATATACTGGAGATACATTTGCTAAAGCATTATTTAGTAGTCCCAGATTAACAGGCTGCACATTTGACAATGCGTTTGCAAGGTCGCTTAGATTTGTGGGGTTAACAGTTGCCAATTTAGTTGTTAAAATTGCTAAATTAGTTGTTGTTATATTTGGCCAACCTTCAAACCCGCCGTAGTTATTAATTATGGTTGTACCGTTGCCGCCGCCGTTGCCACCTCCTACGCCATTATAGTATGCTAAATTAGCATACGCATACACATTTGTAAAATTTTGATTTATTTTTAAAAATGCGGTGCGTATTGGATCGCCACTGCCATCATTTGCGGTGGTACCTATGTTTACGTTACTTACAGAATATGTTGGCATTTATTTTCCCGACTGAGGCTGTTTTACTAATTGTTGTAATAATGATTTTATCTCAGAAATATCCGATTTCATATTATTTATTTCATCTGAGAGTTGTATCATTTTATTAGCAGTTTCTTTTTTATTCTTATATTCTTTTAATCCTGCAAAATCTTGATTGATCAAAGAATTATTTTTTGTACTTTTGACAAAGCTATTTTCATTTTCTAATTTGACAAACATTTTAAATTACCGCTGTTCCTATTAAATTTTTAATTTTAGGTACAATTGTAGAATTCGTTGCATAAAATATTACTTTAACTTGAAATTTATTGAAAGAATTAAAAGTTGTATTAACTCCACCAATGTCTGCAGTATATAACAAATTAGCAGTACCAGTTGTTGCTGCAGAATCTCCCTCCAAAATCTTATAGGTTTCAGTATAAAATTCTGTTTCTGCTCCAGCAAATGTTTTTCCAATATTACCACTATAACTAGCTTGATTTGATACCGTTGCATTTTGATTAAATAACGGCATTATTCTCCAATCTCGTTTTTCTATAGATGAATCTATTCCATTATCTGAAGCGCTAATAACTCTGCAATAAACCCCTATATCGGTACCTGTTCTTCTATTAACATCCAGTTTAACTTCTAATCCTGTAGAGTCAAATCCTTCTTCAAGAGTTATGATCTTACTAATATATTTTGAAGCAGCTACACCGTTTCCATAATATAATTCTGAATCGCGTGTATCTACTTCAAACGGGTCAATTAAGTTTTTAAATGAATATAATACAGTTCTTCCTTTGTCAATAAACGGAGAAATATCTGGATTGTTATTTGTAAATGTTATGGCAACCTTTGTATCCCCTGCGTCTCTTGTTCTAAAACGAGCAACTAAATTAAACGGAGTTTTTTCTTTAAAATCAACATATGGTTGCACCGCACCATCTGGCCAGCGAGTTCCTTTTAATGTGTAATTTATATTTGTTAAATCTCCAAAATTATAACTAGCGGTATCTAAATATACACTATCAAATTGTATTTCAGGTGTTACCGCAGTTTGTAATTCGAAAGTTGCTGTTCCGGTTTCAAATTTTGCTTTATTAATTTTAAAACATAAATCTGTATTTGTTTCTTCAAGCCATAGATTTGTATTTTGTGCTTTAAATAATCTTCCGGTATACGGTTCTTTATTAACAATTTCACCTGTTCCTAATACTGTTGCACCCAATTTTCCAGAATATAATGTGTAATTAGGAGAATTTGATATAACAGAGAATGCATATTCTCCAGGTGAAAAATACATTGGATTAAAACTAAATTTTGTCGACGGGCCAATTCCAGAATTTGGATTTGTGGGAACATTTACCTCAGACGAAAGTTTTGCGACTGGAGTTCCGTGAATAACATCTCCTGCAGAAGGGACACCATTTGTAACACGCCTAAATTCAATTGATACTGGTAATTCTGAATCTTTAGTTGAAAAATATAATTCAAGAGAAGTAATTGCCAACCCTTGCGGATATTTTCCGGCATCTACAAAAAATGTTTGAGTAAGCGGTGTCAATGTTGTAGATGCTTCTTGACCTCTATTTGTTGCTCCTGGCACAACAGAGTTTCCTCCATTTGATAATGCCTCATCTGCTCTATTTGCAGTCACACTTGCAAAAATTGATTTCTTTGGAGAGCTGGATATAGAGTCTCTTTCAGATCCATCTTTAAACAAAATTTGTATATCCCCATCAAACGATGTCCACATCTCATTCAATATGATTGCGCCTCTTGCGCGGCCGGCGCCATCAGTAATTATTTCATCCCCGATGTATCCATTCAATGGGGAAGATACTGCTGTATGATTTGTACCATTTACCCATATACTTAAAGATGTATATGGGGGTAAATTAAATACGTCAAAATTTATAACCGACGATGATGTACGAGTTGCAATAGTCATTTTAATTATCCGAAATACTTATTGTTTAAGAATGATGTTTTTATTCTTGCTATATTTAATTCTGCAAGGTCTTGTACATCTAATGTATTCATACTAACATCAAAACTTGAAGCGTTTAAATTTGTCCAATCTGCAGTATACCCTTTGTTTATTGCATATTCTACTGATGATCTAACATTTGCAGCAGCATACACCGCATTATTATCTAATATATTTGTTACATACGAATCAAAATTATTAACATTGGCAGTATTACTTTGGGTGTTACTATAAAATTTCTTTTCAGGTAATATTACATTGTAACTATTTCTTACAATACTATTTGATGACGCGAAATTTGAAGGAACTCCACCATTAAAAGTTTCAACAGTTGCTTGATTTACAACATTTCCTGCACCATTACTAACAATAATATCTACAGAATTTTTTATTGTTATTGTATCTTTTAACACAATACTTCGCATTCTATCTGCCAATGCTAAAGTATTAATATCTTGTACTGTTTGTACCCATCCGGTTGGGGTTAGTCCTGCCGTTATTTGTGTTGCTCTAGCAGATGCGCCAAATAACTTGATAGCTCCTCTAGTCACACCTGGGATTGTTAGGTTATCTATTGCGATTGGAATTAGTTTGGCAGATATTTTCGCAAGCGTTGTAACCCCTTTAATAAAATTTTTTAAAAAACTCATTTGTTTCCTTTGATATTAGTACGATCCATTACTCACCGCCTTGTTCACTTGCATCTACATTTCGATCATTTGGATTATTTCTAGAAAGCCCCCATGCTAATATTTGACCTGGCTCATTTACGCGAGGAACAACCCGAGGAATAACTGGAGGATAAATAACTGCTCTTCCATTATCTGCAGTAATTCCTGATGGATTTGGATTTACATTTGTACCGCTTGCTATTGTTTGACTTATAAATTCTTCCTCAGTGTATTTCATAGTAATAAAATCATTAAATACTGCAACATCAGGATCAGTTACAAAAAACAAATTATGTTGAATTGCCGCAAACGCTGGTCTACATTCTTGTCTAGCAGTATCTATAGCAGCTGTAAATTCCGGCTTGTTAACATATCCTGAACCATAATCAGAAAAATTATCTACAAGAATACCTGTTTTATATAACACATTCCCTTTAGATCCATTTCTATCAAATACAACATTATTTAATGCTATAATATCCAATCCTTGTTTTTTAACTCGTTTTTCTAATGCTGCAAGTTTTTTATCAATAACATTAATATCCTTCATCGTATATCTAGGAGCATCATTAGAAACAACTTTTACGTCTGAGGCGCCAGCAGTATACGGAGCAACATTTAAAGTTGCAATTAATTGACGAGTGCTATCTGTATTATCTGGGGGAGCTACGGGGTTAACTGCAGGTATTCCATAATCAATTTTAAATTTATTTCTTGAACCATCTGCACTCGCATCTCTATTTTGTACATATAATCTATCTATGCGGCCCAAATAAAATTCAATGTCTGCTTCTGTACCAGGAACTTCTGTTGGATTTGGTTTTATGTAATTATCAAAATAGAAAATATTGGATAATCGATTAGCATATATTCCATTCGGAGGAATTGAGGTATCGTCTTGTCTGCGTGGTCTATAGTCTAAACAGTCCCTTAACACAAACTGTTGCGCATCTAGCGTAGAAGTATACGTTGGAATTTTTGAATATAATGACGCGGGATATGATTCTGCATCTATAGCTCCCTCACCGGAATGTGTAAAATAATCAAAAACAATTATAACATTGCCCGGAGTTTGCGCAGTGTCATTTAAGAATCGAACTTTGCCATGGTCATACCAATTATCAGATTGACCCGAATCTAAATAATATTTTAAGAACGATTCTTTTGCAACAGGTTTCCAATAAGCGGTATTTGTTAAAGATTGGCCAGTACTTCCAGCATTTGCATAATATATTAATCCGTTTGCCTGAACTAAATTATTTGCCACATATACAGTACCGGAACTGTAATTACCCACAAATACATTACTTGAACCAACTTTATAGATACCTTTATAGTTGAATACGTCAGATTTTAATACAGAATAATCTGCTTTGCCAACATTTATATTTGCTACATATGATTGATTTTCAACTAATGTTTTTGTTCTTCTTGGTAGTATGTCGTTTTCAACAGAAGCAATTACATCAATTGTTCCTGTAACTAAATTTCCGCCAAACGAAATAGATAATTGTGTTCCGGAAGAATCAACTGTCATAGTGACATCTTCAGTTGGAACAAACCGGCCGGTGCTATATGTACCGGAAGATGCAGACTTTACAACTATTGTATAATAATCTCTTTTTAGTGTACTAGAAACAGTTGCGCCTAACGCACCTACAAATTTATTAGGAGCAATTAAAGTTAAGGTTGCAGTACTTCCAGTAACTGCTTGACTTGCAAATAATTTAGAGTATACTACTCTATTATTAGTTACGCTTTTTACATTGGTTTTACCAATTCTAAAAACATTTCTACTTTGAGAAACATCATAATATCTTAAATAACTATTACTTGTAGGCCCACCTGTCAATCCTAACGTAGGATGTATATTTGCAAAAAATGTAGGTGCGTTATATGTTCCAGTATTGCCATAATCGGTTGAAATTGGATTTTGTACTCCAATCACAGATCTAATATTATCAGGTGTTAGTGTTGTGGAGGCCTGCTCATAATAGTACCAATAAAATCTATAGGCAGCACTTGTGCTTGTTCCAGTTTCATATTCAATATGTTTAGGTATAACATACCCCACAATTGTATTATTATTCATTGCAGTTCTATCTGTTGTACTATGACATGCATAGAAATTTGCAAAATCTATATCTGTTAATGCGGGCAATCCAAATTGCGGCGAATCTATTAAAACATATGTTCCAAAGAAAGTATTAATATTAAACGTATTTGCATAATTAGTTGTTGTTGCTTTTGGGATATCTAATTCTGTTTTTCCTAATGTTGCAACATCATATCCTCCGACAAATGCTCTGCCAGGATTTGCAAAAAACTTTACAGAATTACCATCAGAACTACTTCCTGCACTTTCTAATTCAAATGGATCAACAATATAATTACCAGATTCCGCATAAGTTCTATCAGCTAATGTTCTTGCTAGATCTGCATATTTTGAATCAGATCCAGACTCAATAAAATCCGCATTGCCGTTTTTGTATCTAACAATTTCGACATATTCTCCAGTAATATCTGGTTTATTGTCGCTTGTCAAATCTACACTATCTAAAACTAAATTAATTTTTAGTCTGTCAGCCCCTGGTGCTAAATAATTTGAACTACCAAATGCAGGATCTAATAGAGAACTATCGTCATTATAATTCACAATAGATTCTTCGTATTTTAAGACTATAGATTTTGTAGGGTATGCTGTATATTTTTGTGGCACAATTGATTGTGTTGGTACTCTAATAAAGAACCCGTTTTTATAATATACACCAGAACTGCTATTAAGAATTAATGTTGGGCTTGTGTTTCTTGATTTAAATTGTAGATTAAAATTTGTGTCTGTAACACCCACATTCTTATTCACAGTAACACTTGTAGCAGAATTTACTTTAGTAACAAATACATCGTCTTCTATACTAGGAGTATTTACAATTTGATCTCCTACACGAATTGTTCCCGTAGAAGAAATAAGAGTGATTGTATCAGAATATGCGTCAAGTGTTGCAACCGCAAACACAAAATTATCTCCTGCGGTAGTTACAGTTAATGCGGCCGCCGCTTTTGCGTTTGCTTGAGCAATTGTGTCATAAAAATATAATGTTTCTGCTGAATTAAATTCACTTAGTCCGTCACTCTTAATTAAAGATATAACTAATGTAGGAGGATCAGTTACGGTAGGGTTATCTGCATCAAATACAAAATTAACTCGACCTATAATATTAGATGTTACGCCTGAAACAAATTTATTTAAATAGGGTAGTAAATTTGCTGTATTCACATCTGGTTGCAATTTAACTGAGCGGACTTTATCATTAACTGTAATTGATACAGGATCATCACTTAATATTCTGCTACCATCTACAAATATGTGATTCGCAAATTTCTTAATCTGATCTTGCAGAATTGATTGTATTTGTGTTAATTCTCTTGCCTGAACTGGAGTACCGGGTTTAAAAAGAATTCTATAAAAATTCTTAGTACTGTCAAAATCGTCATAATATGGATTTGATGTTAAATTTACAGCCATTTGTTTACCTTAGAATTCTATAACTATATGAATATTTTCTGCTTGGTCAGAATTTCTTGTTATTTTAGTGCGGTTTTCCACATATAAAATTTGACCTGTATTTTTATTTACTTCCGGAACAGTTATTCCTGTAATTCTCCCTGTTGCAAAAGAATTACTACCCTGTATTGTTTCGCCAATCTGAAAAGTAACATTGCCAGAATATAATTCTATCGGAGTAATATATCTAATTATGCCATTACCAGTAGTAACATTTGCGTTTGCGCTAACAATGAATCCATTAGCATTGGTATTATTACCATACACCTTTTCATCTATAGTAAATGTTCCAGTAATATTTGATACTGCCAACGTATATGTACTATTTAATGTTGTTTCTGTAGCAACTGTAGATGTAGTATTTGATATTGGGTTTTTAACAATTCCAATTCGTCTATAATCATTTATAACAGGAAAATCACCAGATCCTTCTGCATAATTTAATCTCGAATTAATCATGACATATCTTGCACCTAATTCAGAATACACATTTGACCCATGTCCGTTCTTAGGCGATACGATTGCTCTTGCCGTTGCATTACTGCCGCCGCCCCCAGAAATTGCCACGGTTGCATATGTGTAATTGCTTCCGTTTAAGGATATCCCAATTTTATTAATTGTATTTGCGCCGGTTAACAATACTTGGCCTGCTTCTGCACTTGCTCCATCTCCTGATATAGAAATTATAATATTTGAATTTGTAGAATACAGATTGCCTGCATTCGTTACTATAATATTATCAATTGTACCCTTTACTGCTGTAGATGTTACATCATTATCAATGTTAACAGGCATATAATCAACTGTTAAAAATTTTAGTAAATCGCTATCTGTTAAAGAATACAAATATTTCCATCTATAACTATCAGCAGTTGTAATTATAGAAGTTAGTTTTCCAGTTGGTTTAGTTGTTGAAACCGCACCATAATTATTTGATATACATTTATATACATTGTTGTCTACAGTTAATGCATAAAAATTTGATCCGTATATATTAGATGATAAATTATCGTATTGAGTGAATACTACTCCTGCGGACCAATCATATCTTTTTACTACCTGTTTATAATCTGTTGGTAATATTCTTTTTAATGCAATTGTTTCTGACCAGTATATTAAATCTTGATATTCATTATTAATAGGAGTCGAAGGTGTTGGTTCACTAGGCCAATTTTGTGGTCTACCTACAAATAAGTATAAACTATTAGTGTCGCTAACCGACCCTATCCATTGGGCCGCGCTAAAAACTCTAAAATTTTCTGTGATAATTTGCGCCATTACTTTTTTCCAACTAATTTTTTATTATTTATTATAGATAACTGAACAGATAAAAAACATGATCTGATGTAATATTTAAATTAGCGACTCTGCTATTTGAATAAGTTGTCATACTTGCATTAAACTGAGGCAAAGACATATCTGCCGTTATTCCTAAATAATCCCAAACCTCATTATTTACAGTAGTACTAATGTTTGAAAGTACTTTATTTGTGGTATCTATTTCACTAAAAAATTGCATACCCGCAGGATGTACCGTGGATGCAGCAACATTTGCCCAATTATCAATTGATACTTGACTTTTAACAACGTATGAAAATGGTTGATAATATATTTTCCTAGGATCAGGCGCATCAACTGCTGGACCTTGAATATAAATTGTACTGGACAATTTACCTTGACCATTTTTCCAATATCCAGAACTTTCCCGTAATATCCCCAAATTACTTTGTAATATTGCAGGCTGAGTATAAATTAAATTTGCCTTAGTATTTGTGGCTGCAGCAACATATTGAAATCTAAATCTTTTATCGTCTAATACGGTATATACAATTGCATTTGAAACTAAACCATTTACCGAACTTGCAGCATTTCCATAAAAATATACGTTGGCATAATTACTTTTACTAAATCCATGCGGGGTGTCTGATACAAACGTCGCTATATTTGATGTAATTGTTACATTGCCTAATATATTGCGAGTTGGCGGATCAATATACACCGGTTCAAAAGATGATGCCAGTACAACACCATCTACGATAGTTCTTCCTAAAAATATACCAGAATTTATAATCCTAATAGTTTTAATTTTTCCAGTATTAGTTATATAATCAATTGCAACATTTGCTCCATTTATTCTAATCTCGGCATTGGCCTGATATCCGGGTGTGCTATTAGTAATTGTTAAATTTGTTAGTTGCGGTATGGTTGATGCAACAATTGTTTGCCGACTACCTGTTGTTGCATTTAGTAATTTAGACGCAGTAATTTCTTCTACTAAAAAATTACCCTTTATATTTTCTAAAGATAACTCATATGATTCGGCGTTGTAATTATTGTTTTGGTATACTTTAACAACACTATTAACAACCGCGGATGCACCTGATCGATTGCCTATAATTTTAGTGTTTATTAAATCATAAGGGTTTGATTGATTAACCGGTGTTACTATAATAGTATAATCTTTTGTCCAAATGCCGTCAGATGCTTTTAATATTACTGAATCGGGATAGAAAAACTCTATCTTTTCTCCAAACATTATTCGGAATAATATACGATATGCTTCTTCAGTTCCTTTTGTTTTGTATATGTCTTTAAAATGCTTTATAAAAGTACGCTTATCCGCTATAATATTTCTTGGAATATCATTGCCGTAATTTTTAAAGAATTGTTCAAGTAAATTATCAGTGGTATAGTCGCTATCCGCATATAATCTTGAATTTTGTAATAATTCTTGCGGTGATTGATCTTGTTCTAAAAATTTATAATATGCTTCTAAGAATTTTACAAAATTAGATGTGCCGTCTGCTCTAATAAATCTAGCATATTGATTAGTCAATGTAACAGTAATATTGGTACTTACTTCAATACTAGTAGAAGTTAAAATTTTAGTTACAAAAACTGTATTTGTTATTGATGGATGTGATAATCTATCCCCTGCAAGTAAATTTAATGTTGACCCAACAGTAACATTTTTTGAAGATGCAGTTGTGGATATTACTTCAGTATTAGTAATTGTCGCTTCACTTACCCGAATAAACTCGGGGATTTGCGCGTCAAATATCTTAGATAATTTTTGTGTTATTCTACTCATATTGAGATGGCGTTAACAGTTAACCCCTGTAATCTATTTGCATTAGAATTTAGTGTGCTATCATCCAATAATATAATTTGATTTTTATCCACAGTGACATCTAAATAACTATCCTGCACGGTTGCTGTCAATCTAACATCTACACCATCCGCAGGATATCCTATTAAAGATAAACTATCAATGGAAATATCACCAGTACCATAATCAATCACGCCATAATTATCAGTAATTACCGCACCAGAATCACCGTTTACTAATTTTATTTTTCCCGTCCCAATTCTATTAGGAGTTATATCGTTTGGAGTATCTTTAAGAATACATTCTACAGCAACACTATCAATCGAAACAATAAATCTTGAGGATTCAAACGAACCCGGTTCTAATCCGTTTTTAAATTGTATAATATTGCCGCTGGTATAATTGTTTACCGTACTATTTAAAACAGGGTCAATTCTTTTCTGTAGTTTAACAGTCATTAAGTTGCCAAGAATAATGTCTTCTTGCACGTTGTCAATTTGTCTTGATAATTTTGAAAATACAAAATCTTTATCAAATTTTTGTAAATCTGTAGTAAAATAATTTTGTATTTCTGCAATTACTAAATTTTTAATATCTGTAGATGAAAGAGATGTCTTTACACCTTCATATTTTACATTAACCGTTAAATTAATATAAAAATAATCCGGAGTTACAAATTCGGGTGTTATTGATATTACCTGTTTAGATTGTAAAATTAAATTTTTAATATCATCTTTTGTAGTTTGTGTTACTTCATATCCATCGTATGGTTTTAACGACACAATTACTTTACCATACATCGGAGGATTATTAGTTTCGCCTCCCCATACCGCAACTGATTCTACTAAAGGATAATTCTTTTCAATTAATGCTTTGTAATCAGAAGCAGATACGGCTCTATTTTGAGATGACAGATATCTAGGGGCTCTAAATTTAATACTATCTATATCTTCTTTAGATAATCCACCGTGAGAATTTGTAGCTGCAGTAATTTTACCGTCAACTGAACCGCCGCCTATCTGAGAACCGCATGTAAATTGTTGGACAATATTTCCCGAAACATTACCAAGAGTACCATTACTAATTAAATAAGATATTGTAACTAAATTGTTTCTATCTAATTTTTTACCAATTACTCCGTCGCCAAAATATATTTGAAAAAATCCGGCAGGAGTTTCTTCTATAAAATAAACAGTATCCGTGCCTTCAACCCCAATAGTATCTTCTGCTAAAGTATAAACTGCTTGTGTTGTATCTGCAAAAGAATTTTGTACTACAACTTGTATTGTTGATGTATCTACATTATTGTTTGGTATCACATACTTTTCAGCAGGCCCTGGTACATCTACACTATAAGTATATTCTAACGGAATTCCTTCTGCGATTTCAACATTTGCAAAATTATAATATCCTACATTGGGTTCTATTGTTACTGCATTTAAATTTACAAAGGTAAATTCTGTTTCATCAATTGTTGTAGTAAATGGTGTATACTTTTGCAGAGTTAAAAAGTTTGGAGTATTTGTAGGAGATGTTACATTAAATGTTAATTTTGCTCTGGCGCTTTTTGTAGATAACGGAGTGTATCCTAGATGTTTTGCAATTGATACTGCAGATGCACGTTTGACTGCAGAATCTAAAAACATATCATTAATAACCATACTTGCCAAATAAGCATTGTAGTGTGTATTATATGCCAACACGTCAAGTAGAATTGCTATGCCGGAACCTTCAAAATCAAAATCGGTAAAATACGGTGCACCATCTTCCGCAGTATAATTCTTTAGAAATTCTTTTAGATTATCTTTTATGGTATCGAAATCTAGTTCCGCAATTCGTAAATTTGCCATTATCTTACTCTATTAATAGTTGTGGTTACTGTTACTGGTTCCGAGACATTATTAAGAGAAAACAAGACTTCAATATCAATTGCATTAGTATCGGAGTTATCTATTATATTAATTTTTAAAATTTTAGCTCTTGGTTCAAATTTATCTATAGTATCTGTTATACTTTTCTCAAGTGCCGCCATAGTAGACGGCATCATATTTTCAAACATTAAATTATTAACTTGACTTCCTATTTCCGGGTGAAACGGCCGCTCATAATTTTTTGTTAGAATGAGATTTTGTACAGATGTCTTAACTGCGTCAATGTTTTTTCTAGTAAGTACATCTTTTGAATACGGGTGTGGTGTAAATAACAGATTTAAATCTGTATAACGCCTAACAACTCTGTTTATAATGGCCATTTTATTATTTATTATTATTTTAATGTTCTAGAATTGAAACACTATAAATACTATCCTTTTTATTTATTACAGCAAATTTACCAACGCATTACGTTGGCCTGGCGAATTTATACTATGATTTGCAAGAGTTCCTATAGGCATAGGAGATTTACTACCATCTTGTGCTGCAGCAACGTGTATCCAAGCAATTGTCCCGCTCGGCCGCGTGGCATATTCTAATAAAACCTGCTTGTACGGAGTATTATTCTTTATCCATTCTGCAATTTCATAATACTCAGAATAAGAACGACCCGTAAATTGTAGGTCTGCCGCTTGCCCTTTATTATGGTCGGATCCGGATACTCCACCTCGGAATCCGCTTGTTATAACAACATCTGAATATTTGTCTTTTACCGGGTCTAGTACATTTACTGCCAAATGCTTTAAATTGCCAACAATATCTTTCTTTGTTAGTCCATTTTGATCTTGAACCGCATATGAAGACGCGCTGGCTCTTGTAGATACATCTCCTAGTGTATAATATTTCGATAATTTTAAAGAATCTGGGAAATCGTCATAATTATTAAATTCTGAAGTATCAACTTTTGTAGGTGTTACTTTATTATCAACTGTTGTATCAGCTGTGCCCGATCTTGTTAAAGATGTATTTTCAACAATGCTACCGCCGGCCACACGTTTCTTTGCAAGATCCCCTGCTTCTGTTTCCAACCCATCTCCAAGGAATATATCGGCAGGTGCATCTGGTCGAACAAGATTTTTCAAAGATGCATTATTTGCGTCTACTGTTTTTGCCTCGGGTGGATCATATACTGGAAGTTTTGATGAAGATACTGTTAAAGACCCCATTTTTGTTTTAACGATAGTTGCATCTAGTAATAATTCTAAACCGCCTTTAATACTTGCAGTCGAGGCAGAACCTGATTGGATTGCAACTTCCTTACTTGCCTTAGCCGCAAATGCGCCAGCTTTTGCATTTAATGTAATACTACTTCCTTGTATATTAACAGGGCCGTCGCTAGTCAATTGAATACTAGATTTTCCGGATATCTTTATATCTTCTGCTACAACTTGAACCGTAGTTGCAGATTGAACTAATGTTGAACCATGAGTGGTAAGTGTTGTACTACCATTAACTTCAATGTCCGCATCGTTTTCTACTAAAATTTTTGTTGCGCCGCCAACCGTTAAACTATATGCGCCCTTCACATATACATATCCGTTTCTGTCAACTACCTCATAATTATCCCCTGCAACCTTCCTCACCATTGTACCGTTCACATCTATTTCTATGTAGGTTCCTTTTTTATGATATATGTGTATTCTTTCTGCATTAGGAGTACTATCATATTCAACCACGTGACCCGCCTCAGTTTCAACAACTTGATTAAATGGATATTTTGCGTTATACGCAGATTCTGGTTCGCTCCAAGTACCAGATCCTGCTTTTTTAATTGATGTTTTTCTATTCTTTTTCTTTAGTGCAAAATACTTATGTGTTCTATCTTCTGTTGCTAATTTATTTGTATCAGGTTTTCCGTTATAATCAATTTTGGGATATATTTTATTTGGATCTTGGAATCCTTTTTGTTGCGATAACGCAGGATCGTTTAATGCGCCGCTCGCATTATTTTTTGGGTTAGATGGGTGTCCTGCCACGGCAGAATCTTGTGTATAATTAGAATCTATTTGTGTAGGATTACCATACTCATCTGTAGTAGCTGTACCTGTTGATACTGGAGCTCCCGATGAATCATATACCGGATTGCCTGAACTAGAAGTTAATATTTCTCCAGATGCAACTTTTTTAGCAGTTTCTATTTTATCGGCCGCAGGATTTTTTTCAGGCTTACCCGTTAGGGTTCCCATCATTATAGGTTGTTGTTTTTCATCTCCATCAAGGAACCACCCTACTACCCAAGTACCTTCTACAGGTCCCACCGGGGTTGAACCTACTCCAGATGTGCTTGCTGAGGTAATAGGCGTAATAGGTAATGACCAAGGAAGGTCTTTAGTTGGCAATAATTTTGTATCTTCAGTATGATAACCAATTATCCTTACTCTGCACCTACCTAATTTTTCAGGGTCTTTTCTATCTTCAACAACTCCAAACCACCAAATAAAATTTTGATTTCCGTATATATTCTTCATATTAACCTTCGGGCAAAGTATCAATTTTAAAATTAGGATTATCTGGAGCAATTGAATCCCGAATAACTTCCATTGATATCATATGTTTAACAATATTAATTTTATGGTGTAACGATGTTATTAAGTATGTGCCGCTATATCTATTGTCCAAATGTTCTGTTGTTTTATCTTCTGATGCTACAGGCGAAATGTCTGGAAATTTAATATTCATTAATCTACCAGCTTCAATATCGGTTCTACCATATATTGTTATGTTTAATTTTAATGTATTAAGATCAAGTAAGTTAGATAAACGATTGCCGTATATCTCCCCCATTTTTTCATTATAATTTTCAGACACATTCGTATGTATTCCAGGGTGTTTGGGATAAACTCGTAT